ATGCCGAATTCAGACCTACTCCCTTCCCTGCTTTTCAAGATCAACGAAAACCAACTCGCCCTCGAAGCAGCCATTATGGAACTGTCCAACTGGGTCGAGCAGCGTGGATCGGCCGACGTCGCCGAGAATGTGCGCGGCGCGCTCTGGACGATCGACAAGAACGAAGAGTTCATCAAGATGACCTTGGCTGTATTGATGACGCCTGACTGACACTTCGTCGAATCCTACTCGCCAGTTCGCCACACCTCGATTACTGTACATGCATACAGCATCTGTACAGCGAATCCCGCAGCATGAATTTCGAACAAGCCAAATCCCTCCGCCTCCAGCGATGGCGTGCGACTCTCGCCGATCAGGACTTCCGCATGCAAAACCCAGAGGGCCATCGGGAAACCCTCCACGAGATGGCAGCTAAGCTTCGCGATGAGGGCGTGATTGACCGGCTTGAGCAATACGATATGAATGAAATGGCAGACGCGGCGTACTGGCACGCTGTCGAGGAGCTGCAGAACTCGCCCGGACACTATCGCGGCGCCTCGACCTATGACGTCGTTCAAGTCGACAACGGGAATCTACTGGGCACCATCAGCCGATCAATCTTCAATTTCGAAAGTGATGAACCGCGCGGCGCTTCCTTCGCCTACGACGGCAAGGTTTACACTGACGCGGATGGTGTGCGGCTGACTTTGGGTCTTTCTCCGAAGATTGGGCGGATTTCAGGCTTGGTGCTGGAAATGAATGGTCGCCGATATCAGTTGGTAGAGACCGAACGAATGATCGCCGGTATCACCCACCACCCTATCTTTGACTCTGACACCTATCGGGCTCTTGTCGACGCTGCACAGGTTGCGCAAGAGGAAAGGGATTTGCGCGCTTTTGAAAAGGTGCGACCTCACATCGAGTCCGCTGTCTTCTGCGTTTGCCCTAACTGCCTCGATCGTTTCGGCGATCGCGACGACTGCACAACCTGCTCAGGTAAAGGTTTTGTGACGAAATTGCCAGCTCCAATTCTGCGCTGAAACTCGGCTTGAAAAAATAGGTATGTGCGGATTTGCTGGCGATTTTGGGTCGGGGATTTTAAAGGGCGTCAGGGTGCATTCAACCCACTAGCCCGCTAAAAAACGCAGGAATGGTACAAAAAGTGGTACGGATGTTTGCGCCAAGGACGGCCCGCGTGTGACACCTTCCGGCCTGTTCTCCCAAATTCTCAGGCCATGCGCCACAATGGATTTCCAAAATGGAATCTAGGTGACGCATGGCCGCTTACTCGATACGACGCTTCCTTCAACCCGTGGTGATTGCTTTCTCTTTCGCTGCCGGTTTTTTCACCTGTCTTTGGGTAAAAGGGTTGCTTCAACCATCTGGCTGGGCTGATGCACTATCTGGAATTGCCACAGCAGTAGCCCTCTTGCTCGCTGTCGTAACTTATATCGGATGGCATCGGCAGAAAGTTCGTGAGGATGCATACCACACTAAGAAGCTCTATATTTCGTGCCTCGTGAGCATAGAGGCGGCTACTGTTAGAATTACGGGAACATTGTTTGGACTCGTCCCAGCAGCAGGAATGATTGTTCCAAGTGATGCGCAGGCCAAGTCCAGCCTAGAAAAAGTTTTAGATGATTACAACGACTTGAGGCATCACTCTCAATCCCTTATCGCGACCTGCAGCGAGCTCAAGTTTTGGGGGGCCACACTGAGCAAAGCCTCAACCAAAGAGCATACCGAAATAATTACTGCTCTCGAAGAGTACTTGACGTCAGTGCACTACCTACATAACAGCTTAGTAAACGTTTACATCCACAAATCAGGAGACAATACCGTTGAAGGCTGGAAAGCCAGATTTAATGACACAAGTAAGAACCTGGGTGAACTGTTCGAATCTAGAAAGTCGAAAAGCATGAATACAGTTTTTGACGACTGAATCTTTCAGAGTACTTACCAACTAGGAACACTGGGCAGTAATTACTTAGTGAGGGCGCTCACGTAGGCTTGGCACGCTTTCAGCGCGATCAGCCCCCTGTCGCCGGTGTCGGTGATGGCGATAATTCGTTGAGCATGCGCAGGGTCAAGTTCGGCTCTTGTGGGGCCATGAACCACGCCGCCGGTGGCGGTGGTGGCTGACACCGATCCGTTGCCGGTGGTGGCGTCGAGTAGGACTGACAGGCGCAGATCAGCAGTGGCAAGACGGTCGCGCAGGCGACCTTGATCACGTTGGGCATCACTCAAGGCTCGATAATGGGTTTGTTCACTGGTTGCCAGGCGCTGCTCGAGCGCGAGGCGTTTATCCTGTTCGGCACGCTGCTGAGCGGCCGAAGCAAGGGTTATCTGATTGAGCGTTTCGGTGTGCAGGCGGCCCTGTTCGGCGAGCTGTGTACCATAACGCCAGTCCTGCAACTGCCAGGTGATGGCGGCGGAACCACCGGCCACGACGGCCAGCAGCACGCCTTTGGCCACCAGCCGATACGACGCCGGGATCAGTTCGCCGAGACGCATAGCACCGCCCTCGCCCGCCCCCACAACTCCAGCCGATCCTGCAGGCCGTTGAGACCGCCGTTGATCCTGCGGGTGATCGTGTTGAATTCGTTTTGATCGGCCAGCGCGTTCAGCCCATTCAATGCCCAGAACCATGCGGCCGACTCGGCGGCCCACTGCGGCAGCTCCAGCAGTTCAGGCGTGCGCAACAATCGTTCGTCGCCGAACAGCGCCAAGCTGCAGCGCAGGTAATTGTCGTGGCCAGTGACTTGGATCAAGCCGCGACCGCGATAGCGCTGGCCATCACCATCCGCTGCCGGCGTATTACCCAGTTTTGCAGCCAGGTTGCCGGTGTCGTATTTGCTCAGGTACTGGTCGCCGCCCAGTTCCCGGACGTACTGCAGCTGACCCGACTCGTGACCAACTTGCGCCAGAAACGCGGCTTGGCGTTTCGGCGTGTTGATCTGTCGATGGGCCATGGCTGCGATGAGGGCGGATACAAAAACGCCCGCTTGGCGGCGGGCGTTGGGCATGATGCTTTGCAGCTGTTGTTCAGTGATGGACATACAAACTCCAGACGTAAAAAAACCGCACTCAGGCGGCGATGGGATGCGGCTATTGCTTCTCGATGTTCACCACCTTGAGTGGTGGTTTTGGCCCTTTCTTTTTCTTGCCCTTGGATTTACCGGCTTTGCCGGCGTTGCATTCGACCGTGGTGGACCAGCCGGACTGGGTGAATACCTGCTCGACCGAATCCGCCAGGTATTCGCCATCAAGCCCGGCCTTGAAACCCTGAGCGATGATCGGACGCTCGGCGAAGATGTCCGTCCGGCCGGGCATTTCAAGCCGCACATCGGCGGTCGAGCGGTTGAACGCCGACAGACGTGCCTTGGCCGCCGCTTCAGCAGCGCCCTTGTCTGGGTAGATATGACGGTCGGTATGCACTGCCGGCAGGCCATCCGGCGCGTCGTCGTTGTCGATGGTGACCACCGCGAGCTTGCCGTTCTTTTTGTCCTGATGCTTGGTCGCAACCGCCTTGTGTGAGTTGCGATCGCCGAGACTGAATTGCCAGCGGCTGAGGTCACTGCGGGTCAGCGTGATAGCGCCAAACGCCTTACCGCTGGCCGTCTGGCCACCTTGGCGCGGCATCACCAGCAGCTTGCCGTCGGCCACCTTGGCCGTGCAGTCGTATTGCTTGGCCAGCCGGGTGATGAAATTAAAATCGGACTCGTTGAGCTGGTCGACCCGGGCGACCTTGGTCGACACCGGACACACCGGCGTCCAGCCATTGCGCGCGGCCACGTCAGCCACGATCTTCGACAACGGCACGCCTTCCCAGCTTCCGCTACGGATGGTTTTGCCACTGCCACGCACGTCGCTGGCCTTGCCCTTGATCACGATCGTGTCCGGCGGGCCTGACACCTCGACCGTGTCGACGGTGTAACTGCCCATACGCGTCAAGGTCGTTTCGGCATAGCCCAGGTAGATCTCGATTGAGCTGCCACGCCGTGGCAATTGCACTTGCCCATCACGGTCGTCGATACGCAACTCAAACTCGTCGGACTCCATGCCCGGCTTGTCAGAGGTACGCAGCAACAACAGCCGATCATTGATCTTGGCCGTGACGTCGGCGCCGTCGGCGACAATGCGAAACATCGGAGTCATTGATTTTTTTCCAATAAAAAACCCGCACAAGGCGGGCCAGAAAAACAAGGTGTCGTTACGCGTAACGCGACGCGGCACCGGCGAAGGCATCGCCCCGAGTCAATCCCACAAGATGACGCCTTCATTGGTCGGGCTGGGCAGATCCGGCAGGACGATGATCACGCCCAACCGGAACGGCTGAGGCTCATCGGCCAGCCCCTGATTGGCATCGAGCACGGCCTCGACGCTGCCATTCAGATGGCCGTAAACGTTGTTGCAAATGACATCGAGCATGTCGCCGTCAGACGTCCTGCATGTCGTCGCCATAGCGCTCAAACTCCAGAGTGAAGCCCTGTTTGCGAGCAATCCCGCCGTGCAGCAGCGCGGACTGTTCCTCGTTGGTGTTTTTCAGGCACCACGTCCCGATCACCTCGCCATAGCCCGTGGTCAGGGTCAGCGGTTGCAGCCTGGCCCCGATGGAACGCAGCGTGTCGAGCTGCTTTAAACCGCCTTTGAAGCCCGGATAGATCGTGCCCTTGAGCGTCAACTTTTCATCGCCCATACCGATGGCCTGCTTCGCCGGGCGCCGCGTCAGCCGCTCCTGCGAAGCCCAGCGGAATTCGGTCGAACGGCTCAGCTCGTCGAACGCTGCCGTGTCCAGGTTGAAGTAATACGGCTCAATCTTCGGGTCGCGCGGCTGAATGATCATCAGATGCGGGAACGGCTTCACCGCCTCCGGCGCCGGCGTGGCCTCCACGGCAAAGGAACTGGTGGGCACGATGTTGGCCAGCGACGGGCTGACCTTGCCGGCGACATTGTTGATCGCCGTGGCCGCCTTGCCCGCCTGCTCCTTCAACGTACCCAGCCGATCCTGCACTTCAGCCGCCGCGCGGGTGGCGCGGCCGTACACCGCTACCACCTGACCGACCTTGGCCTGAGCCGCGTCGACGCCGCGCATCACTCGCTGAAGTTTGGCGCCGATGGCCGGCCCAACGAACGGGATGTTTTCCAGCTCGGACGCGGCGCCGGTCAGTTCGCGGATCGCGCCATTGACCGGGGACAGCATGCCATCCGCGCTACGCCGCCCGGTTTCCGCTGCATCCACCAGATACTTCAGACTTGATTGCATCTGCTCCATGTAAGCCATGAAACCTCCTTAGACATGGGGTTCGTCGTACAGCTTGGCGGCGTTACTCCTCGCCGCGTCCGCCATCATTCGCTGCATGTGCGGCATCAGATCCTGCGCCAAAGCTTGCGGGTCCTTGACGTCGCCCTGCACGGTCACCGGCATGTTCAGCGAGTACTGAAACTGCTGATCCACCTTGGCCGGCTCCGGCTTCGCCGCCTCCTTGGGCTGGATGGCCATCGCCGCCGACTTAAGCGGCGCCGTCACTGCCATCGAGCGCGCGACATCCCCCAGCACCGGGCCTTGCTGCGCCGCTGACGCCATCATGAGCGGTGTGGTCGGCACCGGCGCCTTTGCCGTTTGCTCGGGCTTTTCATCCTCACCGCCGAACAGCGACTTACCCAACGACCCGCCCAGCGCCGCACCGCCCTGACTGCCCAGGTAAGCACCGATCATGCCGCCGATCGCGGTGCCGATGATCGGCACAACCGAACCAATGGCGGCGCCTGCTGCTGCACCGGCCATGGTGCCGGCTAGGTTGCCGGCAGCCGAACCGTAACCTTCGGCTTTTTCGTCCTTGGTCTTGGCGTTTTGAAAGGTTTCAAGCGCCATCGCGCCGGACTCCAGCAGCGTGCCGCCAGGAATGACCTTGGCCGCCTTGCTGACCTTACCGACGGTTTCTGCGACGACGCCAAGCTTGGACAATGCCCCACTTGGAACGGAAGGGACTGATGGCGACGGGATCGAAACAGGGGGCCGCGAAGCCGGAACGGGTGGCCGTGAAACCGGAACAGATGGACGTGAAACCGGAACAGGTGGACGAGGCACAGATGGGCGAGGACCTCTCGAACTCGGCAACGACCGGCGCCGCGCGCTGCGCCTTGACCCACGTCCACGTCGGCGCGATTCGCCCGACGCATCCACACCGCCACCCATAGCGCCGGCATTGACGACGAAAACCTTCTTGACGCCGTCGTTACCTGCACCACTGTCAGTACCAAGGCCACCGCCTGTTGCCGCGTCCTTCACCCGTGAAACAACATCCAGGCCAGTCGCTACCAGATCAAGTTCTCCGGGTTTTTTATTTGGGGCTTCGCTCCCATTCCTGCCACCGCGCGACCCACGCGCAAGGTTTAGCAGCCCCTTGCTGATCTTGATCGTGCTGAAGATACCCTTTAGGGCGATCAGCCCCGCCCCAACCGTGGCGATACCGGCAACCACCCCGGGCGCGCTATCAGTCAGCGACGTAATGCCTTTAGTAACCTTGGTCAACGACTCGGCCACGGTGTCCGTCACAGGCCGCAGGGCATCGCCGATGCTGCGCATGGCGTCATCCATCGACTGGGCCATTTCCGCCCATTTCTGCGATGACGACTCACGCCGCTCGGCAAGGTTTTTGTCGAGGATCCCGGTGGCGTCACGCGAATCGTTTTTGAGCTGGCTGTACAGCGCCTTGTTCTGCATGTAGGCCGACAGTGCGGCCTTGACCTGCATGTCGGCGAACAGGTCGCCGGTGCGCAGGGACTCTTCCAGCGAGGCCATCATGGCCTTGGCCTTCTCCGGGTCGGCTTCCTTGCTGATTTTTGACGTGGCTTCGGCCATGGCCGCCGCACGCTTCGGATCGGTCGCCTGAATGTATTTCTGAGCCAGCGACATACTGGTTTCGAGCGTCGACATGCCGTTTTGCAAACCGGTCTGCATCGATCCCTTGTAATCAATCCCGGCTTTTTCGTAGGCCTTGACCGTGTCGGTCGAGCCGATTTTGCCCATCCAGTTTTTCAGGTTGTTGGCCGCCTCGTCCGAACTGCCGGCCTGCTTCATCTGGACCTGCAACATGGCACCCAGTTGCGTCACCGCATCCAAGCCGGTGATGCCGTTGCTGGCCATGCTGGCCAACAGCTCGGGAAACCACTTGGCCATGTCGGCCGCTTCAAAGCTGCCTGCCTGCCCTTGGTAGGCGATCGCCTCCAGCGCCTGCTGCATCTGCTTGGGGTCGGTGATCTTGGCGTTCTGCCCCAAGGCGTTGATCATCTTCGCCGTGTCGACGCCGCTGGATCCCTGCCCCACGACAAACTTGGCCGCGACAGGCGCGTACTCCAGCGCCTTGCTCAGATCCATACCGGCGCCGACCAACTGATTGACCACGTCGGCCACATCGTTGCGCGCCATGCCGGTATCGCGTGAAGTGTCGATGATCTTGCGCGACATCTCCTGCTCTTGCGGCTTGTTGGCAATGCCGGCCTTGATCGCGATGTCGCGGACAATCGCGCCAAAATCAGCGCTGACCTTGGCCGGTACCGCCATGGCACCGACACCGACCACCGCCGCACCGACAGCGCCCTTCATGCCCTTTACGCCAGAATCAATCTGCTGATGACCCTTGGCTTTCAGCTCGGCTTTGTTGGCCGTCTGCCCCATCGAGCGATAGGCTTTTTCCAGCCGGCCGACCTCGATCCCCTGCTTTTTCAAGCTGTCGAGGTTCGAGTTCAAACGGTTGAGTAATTTGGACGCACCGGCCGCGCCGGTGTCGTGAGCCTTTTTCCATTCTTCGCGCAGGCGGATGGTGTCGCCAATCGTGCGCTGCAGCACGCGCGCTTTGTTGCCTTCTGCCTCGAGGCGCTTGATGCGCCCGGTCACATCCTTGAACGCGGCGCCGACCGTGGAACTGACGGCACCGCCGATCACCAGCCCGAGGGCGAGTTTGTTTGCCATGTCGTGGCCCTCATGTGCCCAGCACTACCGATGGCGGCTCAATCCGTGAGCCACCACACCATATCCGCGAACGGCATCGACTGGATCTCAGCGGCGGAAAATCCGGTTTCCGCCGCCAGACGTTTCGCTGCCGACTTGATCACGCTGGGGTTAAAGCCCGTCGTCGTTGTCCATGCGAAAATAGCCGGCCTGCAAGCGGTTAAAATCCACCAGCTTCAGCCCCTCCAGATCCGCCACCGAAGCGCCGGACAACGCCGCAAACAACACCAGCTCGCGCTGCTCATCGTCGCCACCCACCTCACGGTTGGCCGCTCGCACGTCGCCCACAGTCGGCGAACGCAAGGCCAGCTTGTCGACCGTCACGCCGTTGATCTCACTCGGACACGAAAGCGTTACCAGCACCTGATCGGTGGTCAGCGACAACCACGCCGGCATCGAGTCCGAATAATCGGTTTTCGGTGCCAGGTGCGAATACGCCGTTTGCACGCGGCGATAATCCGTCAGCTTGAGGCGTTCCAGATCTTTCAATCCGACTTCGGCCAGACCGGCGAACAGCATCATTTCGCGCTGTTCATCATCGCCGTTGGCAGCACGATCAGCCGCACGCACTTCACGCACGGTCGGGTTACGCAGGTTCAACGTCTCGACGTCGATGCTATTGGCTTGGCTTGGGCGGGTCAGCGTTACGACGGCACCGACTGCACTGAGCGACAGCCAGGCAGGCAGGGTTTTAGCGATTACTTGAGTCATCTGGATCTATTCCTTACATGCCGAGTGCTTGGCGCACTTCGAGCAGTTGGTCTTTGCCGTCGATCACCTGAATGCCGGCGACCATGTCGATCTCGTACATCAGGCGCCCGTCGATTTCGAGCTTGTAGTACGTGACCGAAACGGCGTGTTTGATCTCGGCCGCATCACCGGCTTTCCAGTCGCCGAGATCGACCTCTTTGAGGCGACCGCGCAGGGTGGCAACGACTGCTGTCACAGTGCCCTTTTGGCCCTTGAAGGCACCTCGGAACGTGGCGTTGAACGCCGTGCCGTCGGCCAGGCCGAAGTACTTCAGCGACTCGCGGCGCACGCCCTTGGTGACAAACGAGGCTTCCATTTTTTCAAGCCCCTGATCCATATCGATGGGGCCAGCCATGCCGCCGCCACGATATTCGTCGGTCTTGGTGGTCAGCTTGGGCAGCGTCAGGCTCGGCACGTCGCCGGAGAAGTTCACGCCGTCGACGAACAGGTTGGTGTTGTACAAAGTCTGAGGAATCATTTGCTACGCCCCCTTAGGCTGCTTCAAGCACTTCGGTCATCCACTGATCGGTGACTTCGAAAAGGAAATTCGGGTTTTCTGCCGGCGGCACGTCGGTGAAACGGATGCGCCAATACACCTTGCCCTGGGCGATCTGGCTGGCCGTGTTCAGTTCGGTGTCGGCGAACACTTCAAAGTTGATGATTGCGCCCTGAGCTTTCAGGTCGCGCATGAACGCATCCAGACCGTTGGTGACATCGGTCACGTAGGTCTTGGTGATCGAACGGTCGACGGCCCACTTGTGCCCCGCCTGCACCGCATCCATGAGGATGAACAGCGTGCGAACGCGGGTAACGAAGGCCCACTTCGGATCGCTCGACAGCGTGCGGTTGCCCCACAGGCGATAACCGTCATCGCGAATGATGGTGGTGATATTGGCGTTGTTGAGCAGGTTGGCTCGGCACGTCTCGTCGCCGTCCAGGTACTCGACCGCGCGACCGGTACCGGTGATGCCGGTCAACTCCTTGTTCGATGGCGAGGCCCAGAAGCCGTATTCAGCATCCGTCCAGGCAAACAGGCCTGCAGCCCAAGCCGAGCCGGGCGCGTCGACCGTCGAACTGGTGCCGGTGTCCCAATACTTGACACCCGGGTCGACCATGAACAGGTTGCGACTGCCGAAGTTCTCGGCGTAGGCAATAGCGGCCTCGTCGGTCGTACCCGGGCCGTCGATGATGCCGATGGCGCGCAGCTTCTGCGCCACGCTGTCGAGCGCCGTAGCCACCGCCTGAGTCGCTGTGTGGCCCGGTGCGATCAACAACCGCGGCTGAGCGTTGAACAGGCTTTTACCGTCGAGCAGCGCCTGCAGGCCGGTACGCTGACCCGAGACCAGTTCACCGCCAATGATCGCTGAGGTTTGCAGCGCCGCGTCTTCCAGCTTGGGCACGCCGATGGCGACGATCACCGCCTTGGCTTTGACGTAGATCGCCTTACACGCCTTGGTGATTGCCGAATCGGCGCCGAAGGCGGCAATGGCCTCGCGCTCGGTAGTGATCAACTTCAGTTCGCCGGCTTTCGCCGTGCCGCCGCCGAGAACGCCCGGGGTGAAGGTGTCACACAGACCGATGATCGACGACGACGGCAGCGAGATGGTGCGCGCGCCAGTGTCGACCGATGTGGTCGTGACGCCGTGGAAAAAACTCATAAGGGTCAGTCTCCAGAAACGAAAAAGCCCCGCATAAGCGAGGCTGTGAGGGTTGTTCGTGTTACGCGTAACGGAAAAGAAAACGCCCCGTCAGTGCGGGGCGTTTATTGAAGCGGCCCGGTCAGCCACAGCGGCGCGACCGGGCGGTGTTCGGCGAGCGGGAATTGCGAGCCTTGCGGCCAGTCGCGCAACTGCCGGCGGTAAGCCTGCAGCTCTGCGTATTGCTCAGCCGTGATCGAGGTCGCGCCGCCCTCCTCGATCTCGTCGCGGTGCCGGGACACTAGCGGATCGGTCAGAGCCAACTGGGCATCCCGCCAAGCGCGCTCAGTTTCGGCCAGCGCCTCGGCATCCAGCGGCGGCGGATCAATCAGCACCGGTTGACCGTTGGGCCGTGACGACATCATTTTGGGACTGGTCGACAGCTCATTGAGCAGCGATTGCCAAATACTTTCCGACACCTCGACTACGTCCGCCGGCATGTCTTCGCCATTGATCTCAAGGGTATAAGCCCCGCACGTCGTCGGACTGAAATACACAACTTTACTCATGATCAATTCCCCAATGCTCGCCACCACACCATCCAGTTGACCGCCGCCGCACCCGCCGCATTTTGCACGCGCACCGTGCAACCGGTCTTGGTCACCGTCCCCCCCATAACAGCGCTCATCAAACTCAACGAACCCACATGAACAGGGAGGACGTTGAGGCAGGAGTTTGGGAACGGGACAGGGAATGTGATGTAAACGTATCCGTTAGCATCCGTAAGGCCCGAACCCCACTGATCGATCAACCCCGACGGTTGCCGCTGATAACCACTCCCCAGAATCGAAGACACTCCCGACCCGCCTACAGCAAGCCAGCCAACCCCCGAAGAGATGAATTCCGACGCAACGCCGTTACCCAACACCACGTTGGGCGAGCCAGCCGCATTGCCATTTGGCCCGGAAACGTTGCCGTTGATAGACCTTACAGTGCAGGTGGTCGCTGATCCCGCCTGTATGTAAATACGGCTACCGCCGGGCAGCAGCGCGCAGTCCGGCAGCGTGAGAGTGACAGCCGCACCGCTTGTATAGACGTACCTGCCAACATCAGCCGCCGTCAAAACCGTGTTTGCAGCGTAGTTAACGTAACCGGCCAAGCTACCCGCTGCACGCTGCACAAATTCGGTAGTCGCCAATGACTTGCCGCTGTCGAATTGCGGCTGCGTGATGTGATAGGCGCCGCTCAACGTTCCAGCAAAGCGCAGCGCCGCCGTGCCACCGATCAGCCGCCACTGGTCTTGCAGCCGGATGAACTCGGCCGTGTCCCCTAGGGCCAACACCAGAGGCCCGGCCACACCGGTAGAGGTGTACACCACGTCAGCCCCCGAACCCACGATTTTCAAACCGCCCGGGCCAGCGCTGGCCAGCGTAATAGTCGCCCCCTGCGCAACACCAGCCGCTGGCGGCAAAGTCGCCGTGAGCTGTGCCGCATCGGAAAAACTGTGAAGCCCGCCGACATGCGAAGCCGACATTACCAGGCTCGCGTTATTGCTCGTAAATCCCGAGTACTCGATACCGCGACGCTTTACAAACTCAGTCGTCGGTATCGACTTACTGCTATCGAACTGCGCTGGCGTGGGCGCCGTGGGGTTGCCGGCGAAACTCGGCGAGAACAGCCGAGCAAAGCCATCAGTAATGTCCTTGAACGTCAGCGCGGTAGTGCCCACGACAATCGGGCCATCTGTCACCAGTTGCCAAATCGTATCGGCCTGCGTCGCCCCGGTCTCGACCGCCACTGTAAGGTTGGGCGTTACCTTGGCACTGTTATCCGCATCCTTGGCCCGTACCCAGGCACCCACCGCCACCACGTACGGCCCGTTATCCTTGGCGGCCGCCTGATTTTTTACCAGCACCCGATCACCGGACGCGAGCGCGACACCGTCAATCGTCTGCAGACCGACCAGACTGATGTTGGCGGTGGTAGCGGCGCGCACCGACTGCTTGATGTCGAGCTTGCTCAGCTCGTCCAGAATGCGCGAATCGACGTATTCACGCGTTGCCAGCACCACGGCCGGGTCGATCTTGAGGGTGATGTTCCCGGTACTGGACACCACAAAATTCATCCGCACCACTTGCGTGCGGCCGGAGCCTTGCGAAAGCAGCGGCTTGAAGCTCGGCGCACAGTTGGCCACCGCCACCAGATCCCCGTCCGCGTCGTACAGGCCGATTTCGCGAATCCACTTACCGCCCTCGTCGGCCGGAATGATTTGCTCGGCGATGATCACCGCCGAGTTGATCGGGTCAACCCGTAGCTGATTCAACGGCTTGCGCCGCCACTCGTTGAGCAACTTAGTCTGATCGGCCGACGGGATCGGATTCGGCGGATCGGCCAACCCGCCCGGGTTCGCATCGCCAACCCCCATTTCCGTGAGCTTCCAGGCAATGCCAAGCGCGTCAGCATTCGCCTGCTTAGCCATCCCCACTTTCGTGAGGATCGCGAAAAACTGCGAATTCGCATCAATCATAATAAACGTCCAGGGTGTCTATGGTGTGTTCGCGGCCGACCACGCCAATGCTGCCAGTGACCTCAATGTCACGCATGACGGGCGGGTAAACGTCGATTTCGTCGCCGTCGTAAAGGGACACGGCAATGTCAAAATTGCCTTGGGTTTCGAGGCTGATCGCCAGCCCGGTCAGTTGCCGGGTGACGGGCTTGGCGTCGTCAATCAGGCGCTCTAACTCCTGATACATTTCCTCGGTGATACCGGTATCGAGAACGCCCACCTTCAGCGCGAAAGTGCCCGGCACACCCTCGGGCACCGTCTGGAACCACTCGACGATCTCAATCAGGTAGCCCAGCGGCTCGACCACGCGGCGCAGCGCGCCGATGGTGCCCTTGTGTTTGTGAATGTAGAAAGACGCCTTGATGGCCGCGCGCTTGGTCGCCTCAGACCATCGGTAGTCCCAGCGATCGACCGACCACGCCCACGCCAGATGCGGCAGCAGGTGCACCGGGCAGGTGTCGGGGTTGTAGAGGTCGCGCAGTGGGACAATCGTCTTTTCGAAAAACGCGGCCTCCATGGCCCGTTCCAGTTGCGTGCTGTTGAGCGGCAGTAGACTTTTCATATCAGCCCGCCAGCCTCACGCTGTAGCGCGTACAGAACGCCGCTTGCGCCTTGGTCGGGACCAAGTCCTGCCAACCGACCAACTCAACCCGGGCAACGCCAGCAACGTGCAACTGAGCGTCAACAGCGGAGCGTGCGACCTCGACGCCCAGTCGCTTGCGGGGATTGATCCAACCGGCCAATCGGCTTTTCGCTTCGGCCAAACTGGCATCCGCTTCGGGGCCGGCGCCGGCCATGTGCAGGATGGCGTCAATCTCGTAGCGGATCACCTGCGCGCTCTGCACGGTCACACGATCACCGACCGGACGCACGTCATCGTCATTCAGCGCAGCGGCCACCGTCGCCAGCAACTCCGGCGGCGCTTCACCCTCCCCATCAAACCCCAGCACCGTTACCGTAACGTAGCAAGGTTCCGGGCTTTCGGCCGTGGCGTCTGCCACCAGCCCAGAAGCGTTACGCGCATGCAGGATGTAGCTGTTACGTGGGCCGGCTGTGGTCAAACCCTCATAGGCCAACTGGATGCGTTCGCGAAACGGGTCGTCGTCTTCCATGACCTTGGGTACCGGCGGCACCGCCAGCAGATCCTCGGCCTGAATGACCAGGCGCTGCAGATTGACGTTGGCCCCCAAGTGATCGAGGTCGCCGCGAATGGCGTGCGCCAGCAATAGCGCCTTGCCGGCGTCATTGACCCGAGCGCGGTTGCCGACCTTGTTGTAGGCCCCGACCTCAAGCACTTTGACCACTGGATCGCTTTCCAGCGCGGCCGTCCAGTTGCCACCCATGTACCCGCGAAAGACGCCTAAACCGTCCTGATAAACCTCTTCGAAGTCCAGAGGTTCCAGCACGGTCGGCGCCGGCAGCGACGACAGATCAACGGTACTCATGCAGCCACCTCCAACGTGACGCCGTCGCCCAGGTACTTCCCGACGATTTGCAGATTGATTTGCCCACCAATGACGGAAAGGACACGCACCTGGTCGAGCTTCAAACGTGGCTCCCAGCGCCCCAAAGCGCGGGCGACCTCAGCCTGTACGGCGCTTTTCCAGCCCTCGTTAACGGGCAAATCGACAAACCGCCGCAGCTTGCTGCCGTACTCCATGCGGTGCCGGCGACTGCCCAGCGGCGTGCTCAAGATGTCGGCAATGGATTGCCGCAGATGCTCGATGCCGGATATGGGTAGGCCGGTCTGGCGATCCATTCCGATCATCGATGTCACTCCTTGAACGGCTCGTATTCTTCGCTGGCTTTCAGGAACTTGACCGCCTCGATGTCGGAGGCCGGCACCACGACCGTCGCCTTCTCCACCGGATAGGAACGGTCGGTACCGGGCACGATCACCAGTCGCGACGTGTAGAGCTTGTCGCGGAATTTCAAGGACTCAGGCGATGAGTAAGTTGAGGATGACAATGCCGGTTCCGAGGACGTTTGCGTATCGGTTGAGGTCATATCGATCTTGGCCATGTGGTTCTCCAGGCATGAAAATGCCCGCACTTGGCGGGCTGGATGAATGTTTGGGTTAATGCTTGTGGTGGTTGTCGCTGCTGCCGACGGCCATGATGTTGCCAGCGCCGTCGATGTTGCCCGTTACGGATAACGCGCCGTCGATATTGACAGGCCCTTTGATATTCACGGTCGCTTCAAGATCAATCGTTCCCGACTTCACCATTACCGCGTTATCCGTAACGACGACGTCCGTGCCGCCGACCTTGATCGCCACCGTGCCACTCGGCAGGGTGATGGTGTAAGACTTGGCCTGCCAGTCGTAGACCAGCGAGCCGCCATCATCAAAACGCCAGACCTCGACATGGTCACGGTTATCCGGCGGCGGTCCGGCATTGCCATACAGGCCCGGGACAAACGTGCCTTGTGACACGTCACCGCTGGGACTGATCAAACTGCCCTGCTCGCCCATGGACGGCGCCCGCCAGTGTCTGGCCTTGCCCGCCGCGATGCTGTGCCACCGCACCCAGGCGCTGACCCATTCACTGCCATCCGAGACGCGACACACCGGCGGCGAAGCGGACAGATCCAGCGCGACCACATAGCAAGCCTTGACCACGCCGGCGAGCATCCGGTCGTGCTGGGCGCTCGCGTAGCCACTCACACATCCTCCGCAGGGACAAAGTCCTCTTTGGCCTCGTTGTTGAATCCAATGAGCAACGTGCCCGGCGGCTCGTCAGGCCAGAGCCATTCCTCTGGGCCGAGATAGACTTGCTGAGTCCACTCCACCAGCCACACGGTGTATCCATCCAGGTGCGGCTGGGTCCAGTCCTGCAGCGATTGCACAAACTCGGCGGGTTCAACTGGCAACCCCCACGTCTGCGAACGCAGCAACACCGCCAACTGCGTCGCCAGTTGCACGGCCTGTTGATGATGGTGCGCCTTGATCGGGTCAACAATGATCCGAGCCTCGAACTTGCACACCAGCGAGGTTTCGCCGGTGCCGATATCTTTACCCGGCTCGATCTCGGCCACCTCCAGAAACACCGCTGGCAGCAACACGCGATCCTTAATGTCTGGCCAGGCTGTGACGGTTTGCACGCCAGGCAAGTGGGTACGAAGATGCTGTTCTACCGCCCTATAAAACTGGTCTAGGCTGAACGGTTCTTCAGACATTGCCGATCCTCTTAAGGTATTTCTGCAGCTCAAAGTTGAGTTCCTGCTTGAGAATCTCCAGCAGACGCTCATCTGCCTTTTTGACCCAACTGTCGAAATGCGGCCGGGCTTGCTCCAGCGACACCTTGGCCTTGGCCAGCGGGAAACGACTACCGTTTTCGGCGACCCAACCCGAACTCGGCCCGCGACCGGGGGACACCGTGCTATCCGGGTAGTCGTCCCCGTTGAAATGCTTGGAAGCTGTGCGGATCCAGATGTCGGGTTTGTTGCCGTAGACCTTCTTGAGAAAGGCACCTTCATAACGCCGCCCCGCCACCGACACACCGCTCCCGGTCTGCCGCGCCCGGCCGATCCGGCTGGATTCGATGGCGTTCAAACCGAACCACAGTTTGCCGCTCGCGGCACCGCCGGAAACCGGATAGCTGCGCAACCGCTGACGCACCGCTGCAACAGCAATGCGCTCTGACCGGCTGACGGCTCGGGCAATGTGCGTGCGCAACCAGCCCAACGTCTTGTTGATTGCGCGTCGATGCGCCGCAGCGGCCGCTTTCGGCACCACCTTGGCAAAGTCCTGGAACGCCTGAAAATCTGCGGCCGAGGACTGGATAGAGATCATCCCGCCCCCGGCCGAGGGTTTGAAATAGCTGCCGACGCTCATGGCCGCAACCTCAGAATCAGGGCGACCAGCCCGTCACCGCTCGGTTCGAGCTGGATCAGGTCGTAGTCACCGCCGCCATCCAAGGCAGGCAGGTCAACGCTAACCAGCATGCCCTGTTCCAGACCTTGCGAATCGCTGACGCGGATCTCAAAGCGAGGCTCACGCAACCCGGTGTTGAGCTTGCCGAACTTGGGTTGCAGCCAGGGCGCGGCAAACATGCCGAGCACTGGCTCTTCGCGACCCTCGATCCGTGCGGTGTCGCCCAGCGTTTCGAACACCACCGCGTCAACCTCGGCGATCAGATCGCGAAAGCCCATGGTCAGAGTTCCAGCAGGATCTGGGCGCGCGGTCGAGTGCACAGGTGCAGCGGGTTGGACTGAGCTTCACCGGCCATACCTTTGTTGAAGGGCAGCGGCTCGATCATGCTGTAGTACGGGATGCCTTGGGTGTTGACCGTTTCCATGTAGTCGGCCGGTGCAAACACCGAGATGTATAGATCTGGAACGCCTTCAGGAACCAGCAGCGCCTTGTCGTCATGGACAAAAGACACTCCGGCGACCTTGCCACGGTAACGCTCCCAGATGATGCCGCCGAACTCGAAACTTTCCCGGGCGTCACCACGCAGCGCTGCCGCTTGCTGACTGTTGAGATAGGTCTCTTTGACCGACTTGTGAACAATCAGCTTGTTCCAGAAGTTCTTGCCGCAGAAAGCGCGCGAACCGGTACTGGTCACGCTACCCAGCGCATCCTCCTGCATGTCCAGCGCCTCACCGCACATGACCCGCAGCTCGGTATCGGCCTTAGTCAGCCCCATGGACATCTTCTGACGCTGCACACCGAAGCGCTCATACAAGTCCAGCAGCACCGTCTGACCGTCAGCGTCGAGGATCTGGCCGTTGAGTGCGCCCATGCGCTGGAACTCATGCGTGGCGTCCAACTGACGACGCGCCTTTGCCAGACGTGCATTGACCACGTCCTGCACCGCCTGCAGCTCAGTGCGAGTGCCGAAGGCGCGGATGCCTTGAATCTCATCCGCCTTGATGGTGAAACGCTCCGGCAGGTGCACGGTGTTGAACGGGATCAGGTTGCGCTTGCTCGCAGCAACCACCAGGCCAGAACCACCGCGCTCACCGGCCGGCACCAGTGCCAGGGTGTCACCGTCCTTTTCAATCTGTACGGTCAGGGTGGTAATGCCTTCCTCGCGGAACAGACCCAAGGCGCTGATGCGGCCCGGCAGGTAGGGTTGATCATTGAGTGCAGCGGTCAGCGAGGTAACGGTAAACGCTTCGTCTTCAAAAATGGCGATATCGGCCATGGGTACTCTCCAGAAACGAAAAATCCCGCACGCGGCGGGATGCATACAAAAAAAGGATCGACTTAGCGGACGATCACGAAATGGGTGGCGAGTGCTTTCTCGGCGGCCAGATCCAGACCGGTCAGGTGCGCTTCGCTGACCTCGGCCAACCGCACCACGGCGCGACCGCGCCGCACCACATCGGATTCGCCAAGCGGGCCGTAGAGAATGGCGACAGCATTTTCGGTGCCGTCCTCAGCCGTTGGGTTGTACGGTGCGAATTCGCCGGAGGCGGTCACCAGTCCGAGGATTTGTCCGGGCCACAACTCTGGACCGGCCGCGACGTTGATCGCTTCACGCGAAATATTGCCGGCGCCTTCGGACAGCAGGAATTCACCCGCGTGCATCGGTTCCTGTTTGATGGTCATGCTCTTGCTCCTTTCGCGCTTTGCGCGGTTCCAGTTTGGGCCGCTTGGCGAGCAGCCCAAATCGAGTTGGGGTCAGGTTGTTTGGCCAGCACCTTCGGCGCCAGGTCGTCCGCCAGCGGCAGACTGTTGTCGATTTCAAAGCCCTTACCGCTGGTGACAATCTTGTCGAACAGACGCGCCCGCACCGCCGCCTCGTCCAGACCTGCAGCGACATACTCGGCGCTGAATTCCGGCAGCCGCGCAGCCACGCAGAGGTCGTTTACCGCCTTGGCGCGCGCCAGACCGGCTAAAACGATCTCTTCGCTTTCAAGCTGGGTTGACTTGAGCAGCGGCTCGACCAGGTTGCTGATGCCCGCCGCCGTGCAGCGCTGAGTGACCATCAATGCCAACTTGGCCGAGTCGACTACTGGCGGCACCAGCGGCGGTTCGACAGGATCAAGATCAGGATCCGCTTCAGGTGGCTCGTCGAGCTGGGCCAGCAAATCAGCCGGTGCGTTCTGGAATCGTTGCAGCACCGCGCCTTGACCGAGACAGGCTTTGACCTTGACGCCGTCGCCCACTTCATCGGCCAGCCCCAACGCCACCGCTTCGTTGGCGGTCAGCCAGGTTTCAGCATCAACCATTCGCCGCAGTTCGGCGTCATCAATGTCGGGCGCCTTGGCCTTATAGGCCGCGATGATCGCCTCCAAGGTCTGATCCAATACATCAGCAACCCGGCGGAAGTCCTCAGCGCTACCGCCTGTATAGGTGTATGGGTTGTGAATCATCAACATGGCGTTGGCCGCGATTACTACGCGGTGTGCGCCGCACACGGCCACACTGGCCGCACTCGCGGCCAGTGCATCGATCCGGCCGGTGCAGCGCTCGCCCAGCCGCGACAGCGCGTTGTGCATGGCCAGACCGTCGAACAGGTCACCGCCGATACTGTTGAACGCGGCGACCACCGGCGACACACCATCATCCATGGCGCGCAGATCCTGCACGAATTGATTGGCAGTGATACCCCAAGCACCGATCTCGCCATAGACGAAGACTTCGATCACTCGCTCGGTGGCCTCGCCGCTGGCATGAACGGCGTACCAGGTCTTATCCTTGACCTCGACGCGTTTGCCGGCGCGGTTGTAAATACGCGGTTTCGCAGTTTTGCTCATGGTTGCTCCTTGTCGTCGGTGTCTTCGACGGCATCAAGGGTGTTGTAGTTGAGGCGCAGCGCTGTGGCCCGCGCCAGATCGGCGGCGTTTTCCAGATCGACCGTTTCGGCGTCGTAGCCGGTACGCAGGACCATCTCGCTGCGCGACGAAAAACCGGCTCTCACCTCCATCGCTCGTGCTTGCACGTCCTGAACCGGCTGGATATAGGCCCAGCCTTGCGGTACCCAGCGAGTGCGAAGGTACTGGCGGCGTTTCTGTGCGTAATCGTCCAGCACCAGAACACCCGACAGCACCGCCATGTCCATCCACGCCGCCCGCACAGGACGGCAGAGCTGATGCACGTACACGCTGAATTGCAGTTGTTCCAGACGGCGCCGAAACTCGTTGAGCACCACCCGCAGCGCTCGGTCGTTGATCCCGCGCATGTCGCCGGTGAGGATTTCGTAAGGTGTGCCCGATCCCGCTGCTGCAGCCATCAACTGCTGACGCATGAAGTCCGGGTAGTTGTTGCCGGCGTCTGGCGGTTTGGAAAACTCAACCTCCTCTCCCGGCCCGAGTTCCTGCATGGTGCCGGGTTCGAGCGCGACCATAGGGGTAAACCCGTCGCGATCAAGATCCAGCGGAGCGCCGGTGACCGGATCGCGTGGAACCGGTCCCGATTCCGGCGACGGGCGCTTGATGAAACCGGCAAACAGGTTGGCCACCTCTTGGCGGAACAACACCGCGTCGTCGTAGTTGTCCAGACTGCGCAGCCGTTTAAGCACCGGCGACAATCGCGGCACACCACGCAGTTGTCCTGGCTCCACCGGTTCGAAGATGTGCAGCACCTGCGCGGCCGGGACGCGCACTAGCTGGTTGTAACCGGCGTTCAACGAGGCCGAGTCACGCGGATGCGAGAGGTACATCCAATACGCTACCCGCTTGCCGCCGGGCGTGAACTCGATGCCGGCGCGAATGATGTTGCCGTTCTTGGTGCTCTCGAATTTGTCGTGCGGAACGAACTCTGGCGCCAGGATCTGCAACTGCAGCGGAACCGCCAAGCCTTCATCCCGACTGCGAGGACGCAAGCGAACAAAGCATTCACCCGATGTTTCCACCGTGCGCGCCACTAGCGCCTGCTGGCCGTAAAAATCGGTGCGGTCATCCGCATCAGACTCATCGACCCAATCTCCCCACAGCTCCTGCATCAGTTTGCGCAAGGCATCATCGTCGGTTGTCGGCCGAGGGGTGATGCCGGTGCCGATCAGGTTGCTGACGCGCTTGTCGATGACGTTGAAGGCATACGGGTCATTGCGAACCGCTGCCCGGGAGCGCGAGCGCAAATTGCGCAGTGCCGGGGTATTGATGCTGTTGATCCCGTTGTCGGGAGCGTCCCAGTTAGCGGATCGGCGGCCTTCACCAGCGCCTTCGTAACTGGCCTTGATGTTGGACGGCAGCACAAAGCCGTTACGGGTCAACGTCGGAAAATGGCGGGCCATCAGACCCCCTTCCCTGCGTGGAACAGCCGGACCACGCGCGAACGCGGCCCGGCGGCGCTGGCCAGCGACGAGCGTATTTCTTCGCGCGCCTTGAGCAGCTCATCGACTGTGCGGTATTCCACGGTACGGTCGGTGTAGCGCACAGTTTTCTCACCGCGAGCAATGGCCGCCTCAACCGCGTCGAGGTGCTTTTTCGTAAATGACATATCAGCGTCTCTTCAGGTAGCCACTGGTGGAACTGCGGCGTTGTGGGGGAGCGGCTGCCGGACGTGATTTCACGGCTGGTTGCGGCGCCTGTGGTGCTGCCGGTGTTTCGGCTGGCCGGCTGAGCCGCTCGCTCTGAACGGGTTGGCCACTATCGCCCGAAGCCGACTGGATGACCGCCTGCCGAATCCGCGCCCAATCGTGATCCTGGTAGCGATTGATGCCGAGGTAATGGGCCATGGCGAGGTTGTAAACCAACAGGTCGAGCGCTTCGTTGCGCTCGGCCTTGCCCTTGGTCCATTCGATGCGTTTATGCCCCCTGACGTAACGGGTGACTTTGCGCTCAGCCACACACTGGGCGAAAAAGTCATCCGGCAGGTCGTTGGCAAAGTGCAGCGATCCCGGGCCGGTATCGAATGCATAGCGGTTGTAGATCCAGTCCTTTGCCGTGTCGGTACCGACAATCCAAAGCTCGGCGCCATGCCGTTCAGTCAGGCCCTTCCATGTCACGTCGACCATCGAAGGTCGCTGCGCAATCACCGGCCGGCCCCGCTTGCTCGCCCCCTTGATGGCGAACACGCTGCGCCAGCGGCGCATACGACAGAACTGATAGACCTCATCCGTATGGTTACCACCGGAGTCGACCGCAGTAGCCATGATCATCAGCTCAGCACCACAAGGGTGTCGGTAACGGGCCTTGAGTAACCCGTCCAGCGCCGCCCAGGTGCGCTCATCGGCGGGGTCGCCGGAGATCACTTGAAAGTCGACCACCCAGCGCTCCATGCCAGCGCCCCAACCCATCACCATCAGTTCCAGGCGGTTGGCTTGGGTGTCAACAGAAGCGGTCAGCATCAACACGCCGTCGGGCATTGAGCCAAGCCCGTAGTTTTCCAGCCGCGCCCGATCCCTCAGCACATCGGCCGAGGTTTGCTCCTGAGCGCTATCCCAGACCTTGGCCAGACGGGTGTTGTAAAACACCTGCATCGGTTCCAGATCGCCTTTGGCCTGAGCCTTTCTAGCCTTCTCGAATTGCTTGGCCAACGAGGCCCAGCCGGTCCAGCCGGGCGGCGAGTACAACGCATTCAAGTTAAAACCAATGGTTTCGCCATCGCCCTGGGTGTGTGCTCGCCACTCCCCTTTCGCCAGCATCTCGCCCTTATAGCGTTCCTCGATCAGTACGTCGCAGTCGGGGCCGGCACACTGGTAATGCACAACTTGAAAATCCGCCGAGTAATGCAAACGCTCCCACTCCAGCACCTGCATATGCTCGCAGGTTGGGCACGGCACGTAGTAGTAACGCTGATCGCTGAGCTCAAACAGATCAGCGATCCGTGACGCCCCCCTGACCGTGGGCGAACTGGAAAAATAGAATTTCGCGTTACGGCCGAAAGTACTGCCGCGAGTCTCGGCCAGTTCGACCGGGTCGCCCTCTTCGCCAACGTCCACACTCCAGCGATCAACCTCGTCGCCGTAGATGTAGCGTGCGGAAAGCTCCGCCAGGTTGGCCGCAGAACCGGCCGTGGTGATGTACAGCGAACCACCCTCGAACTCCTTCGTGTCCATGGTGTTGCGCGCATCTCGTGAGCGGTTGGACGCCACGCGCTCACGCAGAACCGGCGTAGCCTTGATGGTTTTACCAATCCGCGACGATACCCGCTTGGCCAACCCCAGACTGGGCAACAACGTCAGGATGTTGGACGGGGCCATATGGATCAGGCCGCCGATCCAGTTCAAGGCGATCTGCGTCTTCATCAACTGCGAAGCCACCATGGTCACCACCCGCTTGCACGGGTGGGCAGGTGACAGACAGCGCATCGGCTCACGCGCATAAGGGGTGCGCGAAGTGTGGTATTGACCAGGCTCGGCCGCACCCGTGTCGCGCGGGATGCGCATGTACTCGTCGGCCCACTGATCAATCCAGACATCTGGCTCTGGTCGCTGCCCACGGAAATACGCTTCGCGGTACACCGTCGCACCGTTCGACATTTCTAAGGACATAGGTTTAGCTCGGGGTAATGGCTTGTTCTAAATCTGCTGTAGACAGGCGCTCAGCATCTTCCAGTGTTTGTCGTAAAGCCGCCGTCAGACGCTTTTCGATTTGCCATGGATCAGACAGCGAGGCCAGTTCAGGCGATAGCTGTGGCGCCATTCCAAGCAAAAGATCGCGCAGTAAGCGACCGGCGTTATAGGCCGCATCTTCGACCGCTTTGCGCTCTACCAAGGTGCCTTGGGCTTTAAGGAAGTTGTTTTTTTCCTGAAGCGACAGGTAGTGCTCACGAAGCGCGCGTGACTTTTGAAAGTCGGGTACCTGACCAGAGGGGTCATCTACAAAGTCTGCGATGACTATTTCCAGCGGTGGCTGATCACCCCGCTTCGGGCGATTGCGCTCATGTCGAGCGGCGACGGCGGCCTTGCTCGGGTCGCTCGTCATGGCCAGAAGCTTCTCGCTGGCCTCCACATCAATCTTCCCGGCAGCGTTCAGAACCAGTCGTTCATTCTTGACCAGCTTGCCGACGTACTGCCTCGACCACCCCTTCAGCTCGCAGTACTCCTTGCGAGTTACAAAAGCCATGCGGCCTCCATCGTCGTGGCTTGTTAAGCCTGTCAACTAACCCGGCTTAGTTGACAGGCCTTCCGACCATTGCGCCGGGGCTGCTGTTTAAGAAAATGAACAGGCACGAAAAGGCTATACAGCCCAATAGAACCGGGGGTTACTTCACTACAAAACACTGTTTGGATCACGCGAACCCTGTCGCTGGAAACACAGAATTTCTTGTCAACCTGTCAACCACTGTCAACTAACTTTCCAGCCCTGTGGCTAACGCTTTCCCGCGGGTTTCCGACCCCGTACCCTTCGGATAACCCAAGGGTCCCCGGCGATGTCAGCTCCAGGTCGGATCGGGTCTCACCGTTGAGCCACAACTCCTTCCCGTCATCGCCTATCACGCGGAACTGCATTGGCCGATCTCCCTGGAGTATCTAATTGTCAGCGACCTACTCGTCGACTTGAATACCTGCCTTCTTTGCCAAGAACCGGGTGTATAAACCACCGGCTACATCGGCACCAATCACCGCAATGACGATGCCCAATCCTGCAGCCAGGTAGAGGTTGTTCCAGAGCGCCATCGCTAGCAGCAACGTCGCCATTCCCAGCAAGCCTGACGCGAGAAAACGTAACGCTACTCGCTGGAGGATCTGCCGTAACCCGAGGTCACTGCCTGATGCTCTAAGCATCTCCCCCGATAAGCCTGCCATGCTCAGCAGTATCAGAAGCCAAAGGGGTACATCCGCAAGAGCTTGTTGCTCCGTGTTCATTTGTTGACCTCAAATAGGTTCGACCTCCATGTCACTGACATCCGCTTAGAGCAAAGAGACAGGCATGGGGCCGAAAATGAAAAAGCCCCGCTCAATGGCGGGGCTTATAAATAGGTGGTTGAGACTTGATACAGTTGTTTTTTAAGGCGTCTCGCCGCATTCACAGCAGTTCACGCTGCCATGAAAACAAATTTATTCCGCGCGGAAAAGTCTTTTGCGTCTTTTCTTCGTTTACCTCAAAATCAATTCCGCGCGCGCCACGTCAAGGTAATGAAATTAGCCTCGGATGGAGCCGCAAAAAAATATACTGGATTAAAATTTTTTATAACGTGCGAGCAAAAAATGGACCTTCTCGGATTAATGAGAAATTTCTTCACTGAAATGGATCTCATCAACGCAGCGACTGAAACCGAAAACACAAAAAACGAAATCGCAATTGCACTTGACTTCACGACCACGAAAAAGGGGGTGGTCCACTTCAACAAAAAAGCAAATAGCTGCATTCAAAAAATCACGCACGCACTGCACATCAATCGGACAACTCCGGTACGCGTAGAGAAAGAGCTTTACTACAAATTCGTACGAGAGGTCTTATCCGAGTTATATGTAAATGGCGCAGCGAACCGCCTTATGGGAAAAGAAGGCCTAGAGACAAAGAAAGAGCTAACAGAGTCCGTTGAACAGTACGTAGCTGAAAGGGTATCAGACCTTACGCACCACTTTCCGGCTTGGACATTAAGGATGGATATTGAATCCCCTTACGTTATTGGTCCAGTCACGATCAGCAATCGCTTTAATTGGGTTGACTCTCTAGATATCCCAGACAGTCTAAAAAAAACCCCTAATGGAGAACCATCTAACGAGGCCAGCTGGAAAGAAGACATAAAAGAAATATTGCTCGACCCAAAAAACGCACCTCTAAAAGAAAGTTTTTTAACAAATAATTTATACGAAGCAATTGCAAAGCATCCTTCTATCGTCAGCGTTTCCATAGAAGGCTATGAGCGCGAAATGTCGAGAAAGCTCGCAGAGATTATAGCTAAATCGGCTTTAGACGCCGTATCTCTAGCACTAAACTCGCGAGATTACTTTTTTCAACAGGCTTTGAATGGTGAGCGTCTTCCGGCTGTTAGCAAAACAACCATCACCAGCAAGCACGGAGTAATTGATAGTCACCCTGGCTTAGCGCTAGCAAAGACGATTCCCTCCATGCCTCCTAAAATGGCACAAAAAGCAATGGTAGGAATTGCTCCTTATACGGACGTCGTTGGAAAAATCCTTACTGCGATAAGTGATCCAACGTCTAGTGCGCACCCTGAACTTTCCAATCGCTGGGCCACTGCACTTGACTGGTATGCAGAGGGTTGCCGTGAGACCAGCGATGCGATAGCTGTCGCAAAAATGGGAACCAGTTTGGACGTTTTATGTAATGGCGGAAAAGCTGGTGGCATCCTAAGCATGACGTCTAATCTATTGGGCTGCCCGCAGGAAAAAATCATTACCAACGGCCCAAACCCTAAAACACTAAGAAAACTAATTGAAGAAGTCTACAACACTGGACGCTCACAAATACTTCATGGCACCCAGTACAACAGGCTCAACTCTTATGCTGAAATGAGAAAGCTTACCGAGCAAATTGCTCGCGACGTTTTGATTAATGCAGCTATGGAACTAGACTCCTATACTGGTGACGACGAAGATAAGGCATTTAGAAAAATGAAAAAAATTACAACCGCAACTGCCAATTAAATTAGTATAGCTGCCGGACGCCCGGCAGCTTTTTACTAACAATCACAAGTTCATATTATGCAGCCGCACGAACACTTTCGACTGCACAATCAATCCATGCAGCACCGGCTCTTACCAATTCTCTTGCTTTTCCTTCGCTGATCCCGAAGTGTTTTCCTACCCTTGCCATTGCCCACTTTTCACCGAAGTACAACCAAAGAACGTCACCCATCTGTTGATCTCGGTGAGTGAGCCTTGCCACTGCATTGTCGATAGCAACAGCCCAATCATCAGTAATGCAGTAATTTTTGCTGACTGATGATTGCACCGCCGCTATGCGCATGAGTGCCAACGTCGGTGATGTATAACCTGGCAATCCCCTCCCATCCATTCGCCACCAACCCCATTGCTCGAGTAGGTACTCGGTGTCACCCAGTGGTCGACCTGCCGGCTTACGAATCATCATTCCTTCAATCCCCTGTGTAATTTGTGCCGCCCGCCCCCAGGCGGTTTGATCGTTCGTATTGGCTTTGTGGTTCGCTCATCAGCGGCGAACCTCTCAGCGCTGCAATTTCACGCTGAGCGTGCTGCAATTTGAAACTCAATTGAGTGACCAACTCGTCGGAAGAAAGCACCAATTTGCTACCCCAAACAACCCAACCTGAGCCGTTGCAATCTGTACAAACCAACTCATAAAACAGTCCTTTTACAACCGCTTTTCCCTTGCAGATCGAGCATGGCTCCAGATTGATCCGTTCTCGCTTAAAGCTAGGCACTGGCCTTTTCTGCATGTTTTGAAACCTCGCCTATGGTTGTTTCTTCAATGGCCTTGCAGGCCTTATGGTCTGTGGCTTGCAGCGAATTACCGGAATCTTCAAATCTAAAGCCGGTCAATCCATGAATCGCTGCAAAGCCTTTCTGATCTAGATGCGCGTGCCACTGCTCGAGGGCATCACGCTTGCGGCTCATCACGTCCGACTGGATGTAAACCTTCACGTTGTGGCCCATCGCGTGGTTGATCAGCAGCTCACCGATCAGGTGATCGATGCCAAGGTCTGCCCAACCGGTGCGCGCCACCTTGCGAAGGTCGTGGCTGGTCCAATCGCCCTGCCCCAGTCGACGAAACACTGCGCAGCCCTGAGCCTCGCCCAGCGCCTTGCCATTACGTGCTGGGAACAGGCACTGGCCCTCATAGCCTCGAGCGTATTGGCCTTCTCGATACCGGGTCAGCAGCGTGCATACTTGCTCGGTCAGAGGCAGGTGATGCTCGACACCGGTTTTCGTGTTCTCGGCCGGGATGAACCATTCGCGTTCGGCCAGGCTGATGTGCGACCAGCGCGCCATCCGGGTTTCACCGATCCGCGTGCCATGGCAGAGCATCATCAGTGCGAGCATCGAATCCAGCGGCGCGGTGCTCATGACTTCGGCCAGTTGCCCGAGCAGGCCTTCCAACTGAACGCCGCGCAGACGGGACGGCTTGATGCCGACCTTTGCCTTAGAGAAGTCGTTGAACCGGATCGCTGCCATCGGGTTGGGCGTGATCAACCCCAGCTTGGCCGCCTGCCGGAATGACAAGGCCAACAGCTGGAACGCGGAACGCACGTAGTCGATGGAAACCGTCTCCTGCAGCGGCCACATCAGCAGGGTGTCGAGAGCAGCCTTGTCGATACCGATCAGGGGCAGCTCACCGAGGCGCGGTTTCAGGTGGCACTTGATGATTGAGGCGCCGGTGTTTTTGCGTTTGGTCGACAGATTACGATCGCGCGACATGCGATCAGCGAACCAGTCCAGCAGTTCGCCAACAGCGTTCCACTTCGACAGGCTCGCGCCCTCCCCGGCTGCCAGACGCAGCCGAAGCGACGGCAGCGCCGCTACAACCTGTTTGTGAGTCAGCTCGGGGAACGTGCCGATGGGATTCCACTTGCCCTTCAACACCAGGTACCACGAGCCACCGGTTCGAGCCTTGTTGAAGCGCAGGTACAGGCCCTTATTCTCAATGTCGCGTACGTCCTGTACGGTGCCGGCCACTTGGCGCTTGATCTCAGCTTCGGTGATCTTCACCGCGGCGGTACTCATGCGGCCCCCTTCACGGTGAGAATTCCAGCCCTGATCAGGGCTTCGTGGGTTTCGGCGATGGCGCGCGGCACGTCCTGCCAGTCGATCTCGCCGGCGGCGCGGCCGTCGATCACGTCGTGGCAAGCGCTGCACGCGTACGCCGCCACGGTGTCAAAGCCTTTCATGCCCATGCCCTTCTGCCCGCAAGGCAGATGCGCGAGGACGGTGGTTTCTGGATTGTGATTGCAGATGCCTGCCATCCGTACGGTGCACTCTTGGCCATTGGCCGAGGCGCGAAGCTTCTTCGAGCTCACTCGCATGAAGGCTTCCCCGTCACGACGTCAACGACTTCATAGGTCCCCGGCCACATCCACGAGCCATACCGCTTGGCCATGGCCTCGTCGGCGAACAGCGCCAGCGCGTGATCAGGTGGCGAACTCAAATCGACCTTGAACGAGCAGCAGAACACTGCGAATCGATAGGTATCGATTTCGGGTACAGCAAGGCGACGGTCACACACGTTCTGCCCTCCCCGCACGCATCGCGCGCAAGTTGGCCAAAGCGATGTTACCCACTTCGGGGTTGCGATCAGGCTTAGGCGCAGCAAGTTCAGCAATAGGGATAGAGCCTAGGGGTTCACCCTTCCAGATCTTCCTGCACTGGGCCAAGTAGTGACGCTCGAAGCTCGCCAAACCAAGTTCACGCGAGAGCAATGGCAGGCCATGAAAACCAGCGGCCGCAGTAGCGTGGTAGACCGCAGCGTGCATCCACTTGGCCGAATCACGCATAGCGGGATGGCAGTTGCGAAGCCCCTGGGCGTACGCCTTTTCGACGCTCGGCAATCCCAGCCCTTCAGGGGCAAAGCACCAGCTAACGAAAACGCCAGGCGCCGGAACAAATGCCGACTTACTCGCACTCAGGACGCGCATGCCGTGGTCGATTTGCTCCATCCGGTTGATCCCGGACCGCATGAACTCGCCGAGCCATTCAAGCTTCGAGGCGTTCATCACGGCCTCAGTCGGCCAAGACTGGCGCCATGCGCCACAGGCACCGCGAAGACGCAGGAACAAATCGTCGATGACAGCTTTGGTCGATGGATCAACCTCGGCCACTACTGGGTCGGACGTCGGCTTGTAGGTAGGGTCGGTTCGCCGTTCGGCAATAAGATCGCGTGCAGATTTCATACCCGAACCCCCTTGGCAGTCCAGTCACCGGTCGCATCCATCTCTTCCTCAATGTCGCCGGACTTCACTGCGCGATCACGCTTGATCCACTTGGCAAGGCGGTGGCACCAGCCGGCGGCGTTGTCACGGGTATCGGGTTTCGCGATGAAGAAACCTTTGAACGAGTTAATCAACTCATCGGTAGCCGATGAGATCGGCAAGCACATCAGGCGAAGCTGGTCTTCCAACTGTTTAGCGCTGAACTCCCAGTCGGCAAACATCGAGAAGCGCTGGCGAGGATCTTCGAGAGCATCGAGAGCTTGTCGATCCTGATCATCGACCACGCCAGAAAACTCGCGCTGCAGCTGCTGTTCGGTTACCTGATGGTTAATTGACGTATTGGGTGCAGCCGCTGCACCCCGTTCTGTCGTAGATTGCACCCCGTTCTGTTGTGGATTGCACCCCGCGCCGTCATTTGCACCCCGTTCCGAACGGGGTGCAGCATTTGCACCCCGCAATATTTGAAGGTCGTAAACGACTGGGCGTCGGTCATGGCGATCAATGTGAACAGCAGCAATCGCCTGATTGCCCTGCTTGATCAGTCCCGACTTCTCCAGGTCATCTAACTTGTAACGCACGGTGCGCTCGGATAGACCGGTGTCCTGAGCCAGGGTGGAAGCTGACGGAAACGCGCCAGTGCCGTTCGATCCGGCATAGTTGGCCAGGCACAGCAGAACGTGCCGTGCGCTAGCATCCTTGAGAACTTGCGTGGGCAAAGACAGCGCCCATGACATTGCTTGAACGCTCACAGCGAGGCTCCGATATTCAATTCGGCAAAACGAGATGACGTGTGTCGAGACACTTTTTGCGATTGACCATAACGTGTCGCAGGAATGAAGGGACTACCAGGGGTGACGTTCGTATTCATAATGGCCCCTCAGTTTTTTGCGTTTTGAAGAAACCGGGTTGCAGCCCGGCTTTTTTGTGCCTGAAACTCAAGCTGCCTTCACCGAGCTTTCGAGCAAATGAAGGCTTTCGCGTACATGTCCGATCTCAGTGAGAATGTCGGTCTTCTCGCCGGATGAAACGTGCTGGTCATCCAAAGCCTCGTGCACAGCGATGGTCAGATCAGCTACTTCCTTGCCTACATGTACCAGCGAGGCGGTCAGCTCTCTGGGTGCCGGCGCATCCTTCGGAACGAGCTCAAAACCGAACTGATCCGCCAACGCTTTCAACGGGCGCATGTCTTCGGTGTGCAGTAAAATCCCGAACAGATGCTCAATAGTCAGGTGATGCGCCGCGTTGTCCGGGTTCGAGCGCTGGAGCAAGCTCACGTGTGCCATGCACATCTTCCCGGCCAACTCCTCTGCCCCACTTTCCTTGACGGTGGCGTGGCAAGCCCTCAAGAAATCTTCCATTCGTAAAACCTCAAATTTGTTTCCGTGGCGCCCTGCCAGTGCGTAGGCGATCATTTGTTAAGGCAGTCAGCAACGAACAGTTCAAGCTGCTGTGCGTTTGGGTCGCGCAGGGATCGGACGAATCTCATTCGCCTCAATACGCCCGTCGTCATAAAGGGTGATTTCGATGCTCCTGCCGGCTCGAACCATTTGCGAGATCGCGCTCTGGTTCACGCCGAGAGCAGCAGCAAGCGCGGCTTGAGTGCCGTGCACTTCTAGGTATTTGCTCAAAGGGATCTTTTTCATGGAATTTCCACGGCTTGATATCTGCCATGAATAGTAGCAGCGCTGCTTTTTATCAGCAACAAAATACTAGCAGCGCTATTTGCGCAGATATCAGCTCTGCTCATACTCTTGCCAGTATGAAAATACGTCGCCCCCTCACCCCCGAAGAAGTCGCAGAGAGCGCCAGGCTCAAAGCTATCTACGAACAGCGCAAATCAGCTGCAAAAGCTGCCGGGCGCAGCCTTACGCAGGCGGACGTTGCTGAAGCGTGTGGATGGTCTGGGCAAAGTGCATTCAGCCAATACGCCACCGGGAAGGTGCCATTAAATGTGGAAGCACTGCTGAAGCTCGCTAAGGCGCTCGACTTTGATGCAAGTGAGGTCAGCTCTCGACTGTTATCCACTGTCGCCAACGTGCAGCAAGACCGAATACAGCCTAGCGTGAAACTTGGCACCATCGAGACATGGGATGACGAAACCCCGCTCGATGATGACGAGGTCTATGTCCCCTTCCTTCAGGAAGTTGAGCTGGCGGCTGGATCTGGAAGATTTGCTATTGAGGAAAGCAATACCTCTCGGCTGCGCTTCTTTAAGAAAGACCTGCGCCATAACGGCGTGCAGTTCAGTAACGCGAAGTGCGTGAGGGTTGGCGGGAACAGCATGATGCCTGTGCTGCGCGACGGCGCCACGGTTGGCGTTAACGTTGGGAAAAACTCCCTGAGCGATATCGTCGACGGTGAGATGTACGCCATCAACCACAACGGCCAGCTGCGCGTGAAGCAGGTTTACCGCATCCCTACTGGGCTTCGCCTGCGCAGCTTCAACCGTGACGAGCACCCGGACGAGGACTACACGTTCCAGCAAATCCAGGAGCAGCAGATCTCGATCTTAGGGCATGTGTTCTGGTGGGCGATGTATTCGAGGTAATCGATTGGCCCATTGCAAAAATCTCACACTATCCACAAAATTATGTGACATTTGTCGAATTAAACTTGACGAAAATTCGGAAAAATTAGACATTCAATCCAAATTTTAGGGTTTTTTGTCAAATGTCACAAAACATAGCTGTCACTGAAAACGATCTTTTGGGTCTGATAGAAGGGGCTTTGAACGCCGATTACACGGTTGTCAGACAGGTCTGTAGCAGGATCGCAAAAAATTGCATGGCAGCCTCCCCTGAAGTGAGTAAGCGTATTAAGCTCGCTACCAGGCGTAATGGAGTTCCGCTTCGTGCCGCTGGTTATTCGGAATCTCTCCCCGTAGACCCGAAGTCTAGGGGTGCTCTTGTTGAAGAGCTTCCTTGGCCTACATCACCAATATTTCTCGATAGCGCACTGAAGCATACGTTCGATTCATTTATCGCGAGCGCGAAGAAATATGACCTCTTGGCACAACACGGTCTGTCAGGTCGAATGAATCTACTAATGGCCGGCCCTCCCGGTACGGGAAAGACACTCGTAGCCGGCCATATTGCCGCTGCTTTATCTATGCCGCTGTATGTTGTCCGCTTGGATTCGCTTATGTCTTCCTTGCTAGGTGATACCGCAAAGAACATTAGAAGCGTATTTGACTTCATACCGCAGAAGAATGGGATCATCTTTCTGGATGAGTTTGATGCTATTGCAAAACTCAGAAATGACAATCATGAGCTAGGCGAACTGAAGAGGGTTGTTAATACTCTTATTCAGTCTCTTGATTCACTAGATGATCGTGCCATTGTAATTGCCGCAACCAATCACCCTGAGTTGCTGGACAGAGCGATCTGGCGCCGTTTTCCGTACAGAATGAATTTCAACACACCAGACGAGGATCTGCGCAAACATCTATGGAATCACTTTTTGTTTTGTGATGACGGAGAGTCTTGCACTACTGCCGCTCTTGCGAAGATTTCTGCAAAACTCAGCGGGGCGGACATAGAGTCTATTTCCCTGGCAGCTCGCCGTCACGCCGTGATTACCGACTCTGCAATAGATCTTCACCAGGTAGCAAAGGACGTTTTACAGCCACAGATTGATACCGATGCAACGGACAAAAAAACAATTTGCAACTTTTTGCATAGAACACACCACCTAAATCAGACAGAAATACTTACTCTAGTAAAAGTTAGTCGCCAAACATTATCTACGTATCTAAAGGATTAGCTACATGCCTCTAAAGCCGGCCATCAACCCTGTTGTAACCTTCCTCAAGCAACCTACTCCAAAGGGAGTGACTGGTGGTGGAAAGAACGCTAACGGAATAAAAAAAGAAAGCTTGCACGATAAGAGGAGTCGGCTTTCAAGTCAGATCCAAAGCATCGACTCTCGAGATTTGAACGATGTGACGTTTTCGGGCATTACGCACCTAATAGCGAAAATGGACGACGATGCTTTATCTCCAACATGGACGCCAACTGATCTATTCGATTCACGCGTTGGTTGCCGACTTATTTCTCCAGGGTATAAAGGTTTTATCATTGAGATAAGTCGCGAAAGACTGAACGACTTACGCATGCACATAACCAACTCGAAAAATGTAAAAGACCAAGTAGACATATCGAGAATCTCCACGATTGACATTTTCGATGATCTGGAAACATTTCGAGGGATGAGCCCTGACGAATTATGGTCTAAGGTTAACGAGGCCGGATCTGCAAACATATGGCTAAAACCGTTTAAGAATACTTCGGCACGTAAAGCTTTAGCCATTAAAATAAAGAATATACTGGAAGACGGAAATTATATTCTGGGGCACCCCGAATACGACAGCCCTCCTAGCGCTGATATCATGAAGTACAATGCGGTCGATGAGCTCATAGAGACTTACATGGCTAGGGGAAACGCAGCGTTTTCGTTACAACTCTCCTCAAAATACGCATTTCAAAAACTAGTGACATCTGGAGCGGTTTATCGAATAGAACCGGCTCCACAGATCACAGTTTCTCATAACCCTGGCATTGGTCCTGAACCTTCGCCGAAAAAGATCCCAACAAGTTCTCCGACAGTTGTAATTATTGATGGCGGAGTCAATGCACAAAGCTACCTTCATCTTGAAAAGGTAAGTTTAATTCCACTTGTGAGCAACAATCAAGCAAACTTAATTCACGGCAACAAAGTCGCATCCCTAGTTTGCCACGCTTACGCTTGGAATAACCAGAGACCACTACCTGAACTTGACTGCACATACATCTCAGCGCAAGTTATATGCAAAGATAGCGTCCCTAAAACGCCAAACCATCACCAACTTCTAAGATACCTAGAGGATGTTGCACAAAAAACGGCAGGGCATGCAAAAGTTTGGAATTTATCATTTAATACTGTTGCATCCTTAGCCTCAACAGAAGAAGTAAGCCTGCTAGGACACAGAATTAGCAAATTAGCGAGAAAATATAAAATTCTTCCCGTTATATCTGCTGGAAATCACAATCACAATCCTGCCACCGGCATTTTGTGTCCACCAGCGGACTGTGAGGCATCACTATCAATAAGCGGAAGACGATTCAACGCACTGACGCGAAGACCTGGTGACAAGTGTTCTCACAGCCTGAAAGGCCCCGCACCAGCGGGGATGAAAAAACCTGACCTGGCTTGGTATTCTGAACTCCGGGTGCTAGGTGGTAACAGCGAAATCGGAACTAGTTTCAGCACCCCACTAGTTTCATCACTCGCGGCACATACTTTTGCGAATATAAAAAATGCTACTCCAGACTTGGTAAGGGCTCTGCTCATTAACAAGGCAGAACTTTCTTCACACAACAACGGGCTCGGCTGGGGCACGCCTTGGGCGGAAAACAATCTTCCTTGGCACTGTCCCCCGGGAGATATTACGATGGCGTGGTCTGCAGAGCTAAAACCGGGGTACTGGTACTACTGGAATGATATACCAATTCCACCAGAGTTCATTAAAAACGGTAAGTTTGCAGGTACAGTCGTACTAACCGCCGTGCTGGAGCCCCTCGTCTCCGACATGGTTGGCGAAAATTATTTTTCATCTCGGGTCCAAACTGCGCTTCAGGCAACATCCGAGACAGGCGCAAGAATTAATCTTGCCGGCTCAATGAAAGAGGACAAAGAGAAAGAGGTAACTGCTAGATCGGAACTCGCTAAGTGGAGTCCTGTGAGAAATCATTGCAAACCGCACACTCGCACAGGAATCTCTGGTAACACCATGAGGTTAAATGCAAGAATTTTCGCGAGAGATCTGTACCAGTTCGATGTGAATCATCATTCCGAGCTTCCACCTCAGAAGGTGTCATTCGTTCTGACATTAAGATCAACGGACAAAAGTGACTCCGTATATGACTCCGCGGTGCGTGCTATGGCTGCAGACATTGAAAGCGCAGTAATCAATCAGGATCTTCAGATCAGTTTGTAATCAGTTACAACCCGCCCGGCGATTTGCCGGGCTTTTTCTTTCCGCCCTCCCCCCTTATGTACTGCCCTCTAATCCTTGACCGCATATGCACAGAACGCATTCGCCTCCTCCATCAGATCCCGCCAATCCTCCCCATCGATAACCCCAGCAAGCTTGTACTCGTCCGCTAGCTGCAACAGCTCGCCGCACTGCTCCTCGGCGCTCACCCGCGAGAAGCCCGCACAGTGCGGGCATCTTTACGCGCGCAGAAAATATTATTAGCAGCGCTATTTACTTTAAATAGCAGCGCTGCTACTTTTATTCGCAAGCCAGGCAACAACGGCCCAGCAGCGAAAGCCGCGCAGCTCTTTCACAATTTGGAATCTTCGCGGATCGATCCCCGGCAACGGGCACAGCGCGAAACACAAATTTCGATCCCCATGCCAGCTCTGGAACTGGCCGGGCTCCCTCATGAGAGCACGCAAAGTTGCACAGCCACCCGATGTGACGCCAGTTGCGGCAGCGGGCAGAGAGAGGACTCCGGCGTTGAAGTGCAGCGAGAAACGGAAAGCATCACTGAGCAGCCTTCTCGCGAGGGCTGCTTGGGATGACAACCGATAGGTAATCAACCATGAAGCACGCAACAGAAATTGCTCAGGTCGAAATGCACCCTCTGATGCAGAAGCGCCGGGACGTTCTCAACGCCTTGTTTGTTCGCACCCACGCAGCCCGTGGAGAATTCGCCCGCCTTGCTGGTCTGGCGGCGCCAGATAAGAAAGTGCGCTTCCAGGTGAAGACGGTCGGCAATGCCTTCCACATCGTGGATCTGTCCACCGGCAAGACCAAGGCGTTTCGCTGGACGTACAAAGCCGCGCTCGACATGGCGATCCAGTTCGAAGAGAAGGCCAACCGGCGTAAAGGAGATGCGCAGTGATCGGCGTACCAATGCCCAACCCGCGGGACTCGATCATCGCGAACCTCAATCAGCAACTGGATCAGTTCTTCGGCGCCGGCAAGACTGTGCAAGAGATCGCTTCAGACATCAGTGGCGAGACCAGCATGTCCGGCGCCAGCGGCCACGCCCAACGGCTGCGCGCCGAGCGCGACAAGATCGCCCCCTTGATCAGAGCCTTGGCCGCAACCGGCATCAGCTCCAGCGCGGCCGCAATAAAAACCAGCATCCGGCAAAAGCGCCTCGAGCTGATCGCCAAAGAGAACGGCTTCAAGTTTGCCAGTAAGGGAGCTCCGTAAGCAAAGACTAACCTTTAGTCATCTCCATTACCTTTTTCATCTTTTTTCTTATTGTCTTTTGTAATTGACCCATACATTAAAGAAGACGTAATGGAAGCGAGCAATTTAAGCATACTCTCGTCATACAAAGGGAAACTTTGCTTTTTAGCGTACACCTTTGAATCTTTTCCATAAGTAAAATTGCTTCGAAATTTATCAAGCTCATTCTGAACCTTTTTAACCTTCTCAGTAGCCTCGCCATTTTCTTGCTGACGAGCAAGCTCATTTAAGGCGCTTTGCATTTTTTCAAGGGCATCATCACGCTCGGATGCAGCCTGATTAACTTGCCCCTCAAAACGATCAAGCTCGAGACTTAATCCCCTTATGAAGCCACCGACTTCATCTGCACTACCAGCAAGCCTATTGAATATTTTCAGTATAGTTTCGACTTGCTTGTTGTTAGAAAAATTGGGGTACCTGACCTTGTGATCAATTTCACTCCAACCTTCTTCAAATATCGTTCTAACTTGAAGCTCAATTCTGAATTCTGACAAATTCGGTTTCATTTTCAGCACGTAATGAACAGAGCGATAACCTGCGCCGTGAACTTTTGGCACTATTCCATTTGCTTTAAACTGCTCAAGCAACTCTGCATCATCGCCCTCCCTGATGTAGGAGACCGGTTTCTCACTAAATGACCACATACCTTTAATTTTAGAATGAATATCAAACACCTGATCTTTAAACAAATGAAGAGCTCTAACACCTACGAGATCCGTAATAACATTTGTATAATTATCAACATTGATATTCAAATACTTCCTTGGAGGATTGTGCGCGCCGCATTTACGAATAATTTTTTCCAAAAGATGCTCTTCATCTTTTACACGCCAGCGTACCGAGTGAATTTCATCGAATGCTTGGATCCCCTTCACCACAAATTCGGCAATACTCTCCAACTGGGCGCGTTTATTTTTGAAATCGTTATAAATAGCAAGCAAAACATCCCAATCAAGGTCAGTTTTCTCAAAATAATCCTGTGAAATCTTGTTCCGCTCTAAAAATGCTTTTAGTTCCATCTGCTTCACTCGATACGATAATTGGCACCCGCATGAAACACCAACCTAAACCAAATTGCCACCACCGGTCACGGAGGGCGGCGCCTGACAGGATAAAACCATTAGAAAGGCACGCTTACGCGCCCGGCGGCACTATTAGCTGCCCACCGAAAACAGCTATCGCTTGATAATCCGCGAGCCAACGTTTCGCTGAAGCGGTCAATCAATCGGCCCACCAGCGCCGCCGCCGGACCTGGCTGGACTTGCCGGCCAGCAGAATTGAGGAAGTAGACTATGGCCGAAGAACAGGGGCTAACGACGGAAGCCAAGAAACAGCGCAAGAAGCGCGAGAAGGCAGCAGCAAAGGACGCTGCATTGGGCGTCGAGAAATTTACGGTTGAAGTGGCTGGCGTGTTCAAGCCTGATCTGAAGGCGGTGATGAAGGCCCACGGCTTCAACAACCAGCAGGAGATCCATCAGAACCTCATTAGAAACCTGATCGCCGCAGACTTCGAAACCCAAGCCAAGATGCTCAAATGTGTCACGACACCTTTTGTTGTTACTGAAAAGGTGTCGCGACTTATTGAAGCGGCCGGCATGAAGTCGCTCGCCGACGATCCGCCAGAGCCTGACGACGAAATCGAAATCCCGAAATAGAACTACTTCTAAGGCTCTCCGCTATCCAATATTTCCAGCATTCGCGGAGCAAATTTCTCTTTTACCTCGCGAACATCTGAAAACTCAGCAACGGAAAGCTCGAGCGCTAGGATCTTAAAGGCTGCAACTTTTTTTCTCGCCTCATCGCACTTATCTCTGTATTTGGCTTCTGCAGCTATGCCGTCAAGAATGGGCAGATGACCTGATGTAGCTCTCTCAGCGGCGGCGAACATTTCATTTGCATCGAGTCTGAACTCGTTACTGTAGCTCTCTATCAAATTCAGGATAGAAGTCTGATAGGCCAAAACCTTTGCCCTATTAGCTTCAGACTTTGCAAGCGCCAGCTGTTCGTCTTGCTTGAAGGAATCGAGGCGCTGAAATTTTAGTAATTCTTCAAATTCGTGCTTCTGAACATCTAGAAGCTCTCTTTGCATATATACAGTCTTCAGTACTGCCAAAAGCGTTACAAAAGATACGAGTGGGCCAAAAACACCGCCGATGTATCCACCGAAGTTAGCCCACTCTACGGACTTAACTGCCAAGGTTCCGCCAAATGTATATCGGTATGCTCCAACCGCCACGATGACTGCCAACACCACCGCAAATACCGATAACAGTAAAAACGATAAAAACCGGTCCTTCGCACGCTGCTGGCTCTGGGTCATGCCTTTCTTCCTCTGAATGCTCTCAAGGCTTTAGATCTTCCATTACTTCACCACTTCACGCCAGCCGGCGAGGATCCCCTATGTCCGCACAACAGATCGACGAAAAGAAACTCGAGCGCGCGATCCGTAAGATCAAGCACTGCCTGGCACTAGCCCAAAGCGCAAATGAGAACGAAGCTGCAACGGCGCTTCGGCAAGCGCAGGCACTTATGCGCGAGTACCGGCTGACCGAAATGGATGTGAAGCTGAGCGACGTCGGCGAAGTCGAGTCGCAATTCTACCGGGCCGAACGCCTGCCGACGTGGGAGCGGAACCTGAGCGGAGCAGTTGCCCACGTTTTCGGGTGCACCTCTTTGTACGGTCGGCAGTACTGCAGTGAAAAGGATCGAATCATCGCCCGCACTTCCTTCGTGGGGGTGACACCTGCACAGCACATCGCGCTGTATGCGTTTGAGGCGCTGCTGACAAAGCTGAAATTTGCCCGCAAGGAATACGTCGCAACGGTGCGTTCGGGTGTCTACCGCAGCTCCTACTCAACCGAGACGGCAGGCGACCACTTCGCCCTGGCATGGGTCAACAAGGTTTACGGAAAGCTTAGCGCCCTTGTACCGAAAGGCGAAGACGATATCCCGCCAGCAAGCGACGGCCGCGACATCATCGCCGTCGAAGCGCAAGACAAGGCACTGATCACCGAGTACCTCGCTAACAAAGGCGTGGGCAAAGCCCGCAAAGCGCGTGACGTCGATATCGACCTGAATGCGCAAATCGCGGGAATGCTCGCCGGCCGCAGGGTGGATCTGCACGCAGGCATTGCGCGCGGCGGCGACGAAACTCTAACGCTATCCGTAACCGCTTGACCCGTCCTCACTTACTGCTTGTGGGCCTTACCCGTTGCCATGGTCAAATCCACCTCCGCCGACCAATTGGACCTCAAACTGTTCGCCCGGAATTCCCGGTGAAGATGCGACCCAGCGAATCACATGCTGGGCACCGCATTTTGGACAGCGAATTTCGATTTGATCCTTGCTGTCATCCAGATCGAACCGAAGTTCTTCATCACATTTTTTGCACCTGGCCATCTGAGTATCCTCACAAAGGTATGAGCTCAGCATAGCGCCTCTCCACTTCTACGAACCACGCCAGCCGCGAGGTGATATCAGCTCGTAAAAGTAGTCGCGCCTATTTACCGGCCTTTGCCTTCTCCCATTCCTCTTTGAGAATGTGCTGACACCAGTTGACTACATTATTTGCAATCTCCTTAGCGGGGCCGCCTGCTTTATCACATTCGCTATATAATTCGTTGACCGCATTCATAAGCTGCTTTGAATCTATTTCCTCCGGGTTCAGTAAAAGCTCCACCTTAGCCTTCAGACTAACAAGTTCCTTAACTGCCTGTACATGTGAAGTCGACCACTCTGAACGTAGTCTGTCCATATTTGAAAAATCTATTACACCTCCACGCATGCTGATAGCTGACTGGGTAGACTCCCAATAAACATTTAGACGATTTACATTAAGGGCAGCCGCTATAAATAAGGCCGTCGTGTCCCTAAGATCATTGATCCAATTTTGCCTACTACTCTTCAGCGAGGCTTGACTAGCCACGCGCTCCTGGCTAGCGATCATTTCTTTTTGAACTTCAAAAGCCTGCTTTGCGGCTTCATCCTGACCAGATATAGTCTCTCTTTGCAAATCAAAATTTTGCTTCGCTGAAAGTTCTTGAGTCTCAATTAATTTCCTTTGCAACTCAAAGTTTTTCTGTGCAACCGCCTCTTGGCTAATAATAGTTTTACGGAAATTCCGAATCGTAAGATATGTACCCAAGATGAAAATAGCGATAGTCGCAGAGAAACTCCAAAAAGTTGCCCAATCGAAACCTGCATCAACGATTATTTTTGGGACTTGTTCAAGATAAACAACTGATGTTTCGTACTTCATCTCCAACTCCACATCTAATTATGATCCATCAATGTGGCATCATACTTCCGAGGTATCCTCATGCCCACAGAAAACAAGCCGGCCGAGCCGCTGAAGGTCGAGCGCTCGACTGTGACCAAGCTCGTGATCACCGGCGCGCCGCGTCTCGACGCGATTACCGTGTTCCTCGAGGACTTCGGCCGCCGCGACTGCCCTACTGAATTCGACCCGAGGTATCAGACCGCCCAAGGCAAGATCACGATCAACTGCTGGGACAACAGCTGGAGCGCCTACTGGGGTGGTATGGGCCCGCGCACGGTGGCCGAGTTCGTGGCCGACTGTGATTGGCACTACGTCCTGAACTGCCTCGATCGCGGTATCAGCAGCACGCGATTCAGCGGGAGCGCCCTTCACGCCTTCGCGAAAAAGTGCATCGTCCAGCGCCGCCGGCAACAGACCGGCCGACACGACTGGGAGCTGGATGAGCTCTGCAAGGGTGAAGCCCGCGAACTCTGGCACGACATCGATATTCTGCGCAGCGTTGAGTCACTAAACGAATGCTGGCATCACAGCAAGTTGCTGACCGAGCTTTTCGGTGATGAGTGGCACTACCCCGTCGGCGACAAGGCTATCGAGGAAAACCACGAATTCACATACCTGCAGCGCGTTGTCGAGGCAGTTCAGGAAGCGCTGCGGCAGGAACGGCCGTAGCATTTAGCAGACTGAAGGTGATGAGCGTTCATGAAACTATGGGATCTGTAATTAAGACGCCAGTTTTTTCAGTAGTAAGCGTGAGCTGTTCTCAAGATCCTGATACTTCGTAGCGATCATTTCCGTGCCGTTTGCTGCGCGGCGGGTCAGTTTCCAGCGACGCTTTTCATCCTTTTCTTCATAGGCCAAATCCAATAATTCGCTCACGAGATCTTTCGTAAGGTTGTCGATAATTCCCGGAGAAGTAGAAAACAGTTTCGTTTCTTCATCGGTAAGTATATCGCACATGTTCCGCCACGCGTACTGCAATGAGTCCATGTGGCGCCACCAAGCCCTCATCTCATTATCAGGCAACGGAGTGCTCGGAATAGCCTCTCCGTAAAGTTCGGCGTTGATCGTTTCGATCAGTTTGGCCCGAAGGGACTCGATAAAGTCTCGCAACAAGTCCGACTTTGACGCAACAAACTGAAACTCCTTAACTAGTTTATGTTTTTCCGCATGTTTAAATTGTGGATACCATGCATGCAAAGCATATATCGCAGTTAAAGATGCGGCGATTGTAGCTAGGCTAGACGCCGCACTAAGAAATGCCACGAACCCAAATCCACCATCCTTAGAGAAAATAAAACCAAAAATTATTCCAGCAGAAAAAACTAGACAACAGTAGCAAAAAATCAAATAGCCATTTTTTCTACTCATAACAGGTTTCGCCTTCCATAGGAAATTCTCTGAGTCTAGCCCCAACTCCCTCCCCCTTCAAAGTCAGCCGCTATAGCGGCAAGGACGAAGTCATGTCTGAAGAAACGTTGATTGGCCCCGTCGAAGTCGTGCGCGATGAAGACGGGTACTGGTATCACCCGAACATTCCGGATTTCGACGAAGACGCCGAAGCATGGAAGGCGTGGCTCGACGCCCAAAGTCTGAAGGTAATCGGCTGGCACATGGATTCAGACTTGGAATCCCATCCTTACTGGGAAGACGATTCGGCTCACTGCCGGGGCTGGGAGCCAGAGCCGCCTTCAGGCGATGGCTGGTTCCTGCTCGGCATCTTCGATACGGACGACGGCCCCTATGTGCAGTGGGCTCGCCGCGAGGAGACGCCATGATCTTCGCCCCGCTCTACATGGCCTACCTCATCTACCAAGGGCCGTGGCTATGAGATTTTCCCCACACACCGGCTGGGTTCGACGCCGGCTTGAAGCCACGATACTCGTCTTGGCTGCCTGGATCATCGACGGCCGCAACTTGCAGAGATCGGGCGTCGCATCCCGCCGCGATAACAACGACATGTGGTACATGGCGGAAAAGCTCGAAGGCATCGCTGATCGCATTAAACGCCAGTACCCGTAACACATCCCCCAACTCAACAATCTGCCCGTGTGGGGCAATGCTGCGGGAATCATTCGTTCATAACCAGTTCAGCACTCGCAGCACTCTCTCGAATGTTCGCTCACTCCCCACCCATGCCAGCATGACAAGGCCGCCTCCCGCTACGACGAAAATAAACCCACCAACGGCATCAATGACGACCAGAAATATTCCCAGCGTCAGAAATGCGGCGCCGAGCGCACCCAATACCGCCCGGCTTTGCTTTTGCTCGGGATACTTGTTGAACATTCGAATACTCCGCATCAGTTGCGCATCGATCAACTGTAGTCCGAGCGCAACCACCCAATATCAACCACCTTCTGCAGCCACGCGCGGCATGGAGCATCACAATGGAAACAGAAATCCTCTCCGACGAGGAACTGGCCGCACTCACCGGCTACAAGGCCCGGGCCTACCAACGCCGCTGGCTGATTGATCGCCAGTGGGTGTTCGTCGAAAGCCGCGGCAAGCGCCCGCTGGTAGGCCGCATGTATGCCCGCATGAAGCTGGGCATGATCAGCCCTACGATTGCCGATCCGAACCCGCCGCCGGCAGCACCGGTATGGACACCAGACTACTCGCGAGTGAATTGATATGCGCCCCCGCAAGGCCGACACACGCAGCTTGCCGCCTCGGATGTACCAGTGGACACGAACACGAAAAAGCGGAAAGGTTTGGATCGCCTATTACTATCTGGATATGACAGGCAAGGCGATCCCTCTGGGCAAGGATCTGGACTTGGCCCGGGTCAAATGGGCGGAGCTGGAGGCGAAGGAAAAGCCGCTTGATCTGCGCACCATGAAAGGCATCTTCGACCGATATATCCGCGACATCGTATCGAAGAAAGCGGCACGAACGCAGAAGGATAATTTGGCGGAGATCAAGCAGCTTCGGCCGATGTTCGACAGCGCTCCCATCGACTCAATCACCCCAGCAACTATCGCAGGGTACCGCGACGCGCGGACCGCCAAGGTTCGGGCGAACCGCGAGATTGCCACCCTCTCACACGTTTTCAACATTGCTCGAGAGTGGGGACTGACGACCAAAGAAAATCCCTGCCAGGGCGTGCGAAAAAACAAGGAAACACCGAGGGACTATTACGCAAATGATGTGGTTTGGGATGCTGTTTACATGAAGGCAGCTCAAGAACTGAAGGACGCGATGGACTTGGCTTATCTGACCGGGCAAAGACCGGCAGATGTCCTGGTCATGAGGAAGGACGATGTCGAGGGAAATTACTTGGGTGTGCAGCAGAACAAGACACACAAAAAGCTGCGTATTCAGATGACTGACGGTGATGTGCCAAACAGTCTGGGCCTGTTGATCGGGAAAATGGCCGAGCGCAATGCTCAGCACATTTGCAGCTATTTGATCGTGAGCGCACGCGGCAAACGGATGACAGCGAAGATGCTTCGCGATCGATGGGACGACGCCAGAGAAAGGGCCAAGAAAGAAGCTGAAGAAAAAGGCGATGTTCAGCTGGCTGAGAAAATCGGATGCTTCCAGTTCAGAGACATCAGGCCGAAAGCGGCGTCGGAAATCCTCGACGTCGGCGATGCGAGCCTACTCTTGGGGCACACCAAAGGAGACATTACCGAGCGCGTCTATCGACGAATTGGCGCCATTGCCAAGCCATCGAAATAG